TGAGGAACTTCTTGGTGTCGCCGTGGGCTCCTGCAACGATCCGTTCGACTGTATCGAGTCGGATGTGGTAAGGCTCGTTGGGAGTCCCGACGAAGTCGAAGACATGGTAGGTGAAGTCAGGAGTGCCATCGCGCGCCATGATGCACCGAGTCTGATCGAACACGTCCTTCGCTGAGCTAGGGCCCACACAGACTTCTCCGTCGAGCCCCTCAAAGATGGCGTACTGCATCCTGTCTCGCAGGAACCGATTCGGCACGGGTTTCAGGCTCCGAGTGCAGGGACCCAAGTTGCCATGGCAGATCACGCGGATCCCGTCGACCTTCGGGGAGGCAATCATGGGATATTCGAGGGTCCGAAGCTGGCTGTCATCATCGATGGTGGCTGCCAGCAGCGGTCTAAACTTGGTGTTGCGTACGCCGTCGGTCATTGGTCGCTCTTTCCTGTATCATGATTCGCCGCATAAGTCTAAGAGCCTCGGTTTTGTATGTGCCAAGGTTCCAAGCACGCATGTCATCCTTCGACATGCCGAAAGCTTCACAGCAAGCCTCTCTGACATCGGTGTGCTTACCGTGTGCCCATCGGTATTCTGGTCTTGAGCCCCAAGCAATGTAGAAGTACGAAGGCCTCTTGGGTTCTGCTGATCCGAGCTCCATCTTCGGGAACTCTCTCCTAAAGTAGTTAGTCCTACGATTAGGATCGACGAGACGCGATGTTGTGGGTCTGTATGCCATGGAGTTTGCTTTCCGTTAGTTGGTTGTGACACCCCATACCCACTGGGGCTCGTGGATTCGATCAGGAGTACCCAAGGCGGCGAGTCCTTGGGGAGGAATGGGAAAACGACAAAACCCACCTCCCTCGAACTGCAGGAGTTACTTCGAGACGCCACCGATCCTGCTGGGCGATCGGGAGACTCACCAGGAGACTCACCGGGAGTCCTACAGATTGGGTCTCACAGGAGAGCACGCTAAGCTAAATCTCCTCTTCAGGTTCTCTATCGTCTTCGAGGGCTGGCTCTTGTTTGCCGAGGGTTCTGGGTTCCCACTTCTTCTTGTCGTAGGAGTACAAGCAACCCAGGTTGAAGACGGGCTTCTGTTGCCCTGGGAAGCCGTCCTGGAAGACGTCGATCATCTCTCGATGTCTGCACGTATGCAGCCCTCGTTCGCCAGCCATGCAGTTGCATGTGAAACGTCCTCGCACTCTTTCCACCGAGTACGCTGTCTCGAGCGACAAGGTACTCGAATACTTGGATACGGTGTAGCGCAAGGGCTCGTCACTCACCCTGTCTACTGTATACAGATCTTTCTTTGCCATAGCGTCTTAGTTCTCCTGAGCCTTCATCTCTTGGTCGATGAACTTGTCGATCCGCTGGAAGTCGGCCTCGACATACAGCCATTGGTCGTAGATCTGGTTCCAGTCAGGCTTTTCTTGCTGCAGCAGCGTAGCGATCTGCACAGAGAACATGCACATCGATCGTAAGTAGGAGTCGCACTGCTCCTTAGTGATCTTGCTCGCCGCCATTAGCCCTTTTCCTTGTTTGCTTCCGAATCGATTCGGCATACCCTTACTCTAGCACCTGCTGGGATCATTCCTAGCTGGTGCATCTCCAGCAAGGCATATCGAAACTCTTCGTAGTTTCTGTATCTCGTTCCTCGCTTTCGTCCATTGATCGTGATGTACCACGGACGTAATTTCTTGGGTTCAAGGAGGGTACGAAGCAACTGAAAGAACCCAGGTTTCGGTTGCTGGTACGGGTTGTATCTTTGACTTGGACTCTCTTTAGTCCTACTGTAGCGACGGGTCGTCGCTGTCTTCCTTCGTCTGCGTCTGATGTTTAGTCTCCATGGCTTTGATCGTCTTCTCGGCTTCCGTAGCCCAGTCAAGCATGAGATCGATGAATCTGTCTTGTGTCCCAGCCTCTTTGGATCTCGCAGCAAGCGCTTTGAGATCGTCTAGGCTGAGATTAACCTTCGTTCCCACTGTTCCTCCTCCTTCTCCCTTGACCTTGATTAGCAATCGTTGACGGTGTAAGTGACGAATTGTGCCCAGCGTTTGAAGTTGTCCTCGTAGTGCTCAGCGAGTGGTCCCCAGCTGAAGCCGTCAACAATCTCGTGGTTGCAGCCCTCGCACTTGTAAAGGTCCGCTCGCCAGATCTTGTATGGTTCCCAGTTCTCTTCATCTTCAAGACCAGGCTTGGCACCGTTGGCTTTCGGCATTTGCTCAAGCGCGAATATACCGTTCTTCTTCGGCTTGTAGAAACGTTTGCACTTCACACAGATCGGCTTCGGCATTTCATTGACCTTATCTTTCTATTGTTCTATTATATTATAGAACCATATAGTCACTCAAGAGTCCAAATGATAGTCGGTCTCTTTAATTTTTGGGTACTAGTCGATGCGCGCGACTTCGAATGTGCCATCCTTCTGTACTATGCAAACATATGCTGACCTGTAAAAGAGGATCGTCTCGTCGCGTAGCTGGGCTTTCGCGAGCGGACTAAACTTTTGCGGATCCCCAGGGTAATAGAGTGTGTACTTGCCATCTATAGACATCCTGAACCCTTTGAATGGGTGCCAACCTCCTCCGTGTGTGTAGTTGTCATGGATCTGTTCCTTGGCTGGCTTGGGGTTGTCGACGCTCAGCCAGTGGGGAATGTAACCAAGGTGATCCACGGTCATGCGTGGGTGTAGTAGTTGGAAATCGATCATGTGTCTTTCTTTCTCCAGGAGGTTGACTCGGGATTCCATGCCAGCAGCTTTCTGTTTGCGGCTGACGTAACGTTTATAGTATGTTGCCATCGTGTGTTAAGGCTCCGGATCCTTGGGGTGTACGTGCCAATCCTCGTTGGGGCCCCGCTTGAGGGTACTCGTAGCCACGTTTCGTACGTGTTGGTAGCGGAGATTCAAGTGCTTAGCAATCCGCTTGATCTCGAATTGTTCCGATACCAGATAGCGGATGCAAGCACTCTTAGTACGAAAGTTCTCCTTTAGCCACGAGAGTTGCGGCAAAGGCTTCAGAGGCATACCATCCTTGTCGAGCAACGGTGGCGTAGGCTCCTCGGGTGCCTCAGCGTCCTGAAAGGCTATGGCTTCGTGGAGCAAGGCTTGTTCGCCGCTGACAATTTCCGGCTTGATATCCTCACCGAATAGTTCTTTTAGAAATGGCTTGAAAGCCTTGGAGAGCTCTTGCTGCTCCTCAGCTCTCTGCGTCTCGAGCTCTAAGGCTCGAGGCTTACCTGTTTTACGTGCTAACATGATGCCTCAGAATGGTATGTCGTCCGCGTTCTTGGGTGAATGTGCTTTGAGTACTGCGTTAAAGGCGTCGACTGCTCTCTTGTAGCGGAGCATATCCTTGGATTCGATGAAGATAGATAACTCGAAGGTGCTGTAGTCTTCGCCCGTGATGTGACTCTCGCAGCGTAGCGACAACCAGTTGGTCGTGGTGCCCACACTTCCGAGGCTGAGGCTGACGTTTTTCACGTCGTGGATGTTAAAGTTACCGATTCGTAGTCCCATGGTTACGTTTCCTTCCTATTGCTGGTGTTGCTACAGTTTGTTGCTGAGGTCTATTTTCCATCCCTCCTTTATCAGGATGTCGCATATCTCGTTCGTCGCAGTTGTCACAACTTGTTGAACGTCTCCGAGTACCCAAGGTTTGTGGTCTCGTGTGTAGACAAGCCCTGGGCTAAGTATGTCGGAGACCTCCTCCCAGACATCTGCGTAGGTTAAAGGTTCGAACTCTTCGCGCTTACGAAGGCAGGCCTTGAGGTGAGTTTCTCCGAATCCTCCGCTCATGAGTTAGCGCTTCACAGGTTCGAGTTCGCGTTCTTTCTCCCTCTTGGCTGGAGCGTGACGCCGTGGCTGAAACTCGGGCTCCGGAGTTTCCCTGGGGATCACCAGAGGTTCCGGAGGCCGATCTCCTACTTCTTTTACTGGTCCGATGTTCATGATGTACTCTCCTCTTCTTCCAGATGTTCCTCTATGACTAGGTGTTCGCTTAGTTGGATGTCGATGGTACCGTTATCGATAAGGTCATCGAACGCGGCGCCTAGGATTGCTACCGCTCGAGAACCTAGAGCAGCAGGCACTTCGTGCTCCTTAGCAACATAGTAGTTAACGCTTATTCTGATCTCCTTAAGGAGGTCGCCGTTGCCGTTGCTCATGGTTAGTATGCTCCATACTGTTTAGTGTCGAAGTAACATACTTCCACATCAGGGTATGCTCTCTCGAGCTCGAACCCCAATTCTTGTGTGGGAGCGAGCAGTTTGCGGATGATCACCCATTCCGCTCGCCATCCCAAAGTTCCCAAGACGAAGCGACCAAACCTTTCGACGATTCCCGTCACGGGGAGGAGGCCGAGATCGGGACAGTCATCTCCGCCCCATATTGCGACCTTCCAATCGTGGGGAACGAGCTTAGCGTGGATACCTTTGTGGCTTCGGAGAGCTTCGGAGGTATCCCAGTCTGTTACGCGGAGTTCTGGGCCTTCCCAGAAGGCTTGGTAAGCAGGCGAAACAAGAACCTTTATCTCTGGATCCCACTTCCAGCCTCTCCAGCCTAAAGTGTTGGGTGCTTTTGGATCCGGTATAGACGCCCACGAGCGTTTACCTAAGATCATTGCTCTGATCTGGCGGAAAGCTATCTCTTGCTCGGCTATTAACTTAGCAGTGTCGTAGGCTAGAGTCACCTTCTTCGCAAGATCAGTGTCTCGAAGTACGAGAGCAATAGCTTCCTTCTCTAGATCCTGCGGGAACGGATACAACGAGCGAACGAATGCCTCTAGCGAATCTACATTCACTAGCCCAGTCGCACTCGATATGCACTTGGCCGAGGAGTTGGCTAGGATGTACTGAAGCGAAGCGAGCTGTGACCGCACCCTCGCTTTGCGTATCCTCTCCACTACGTATGCTGGCCGAGGCTCTTCTGTCACTAGGCACCCCATCGATGGACGTTGTTTCTTTGACCAAATGAAGTGACGTTGTTTTTTGGCACAATTATATTATACATCATTTTTTGTGGTCAATCAACGTCCAAAATGATGGGCGACCTAGATTTATTTTTTGGTCCGCGTGGCTTCCCGGTTTGGTTTGGGTTTCGCGGCTGCTTCGCGGGCGACATCGTCAGACGTTCGAACTTCGCGCCTCTCGACGCGAACGATTCGCCACCGTACGCGAAGCTTAAGGTTATGCAGAGCGAAGTATTCTGCCCCTGCTTGCTTTGCACACGAGAAGATAGGGCGGCGGCCGATGATCTCTGTGTTCACAGTGTTGCTACCTCGGTCGACGAACACTTCGTATCTAACATCCGACATTATAGTACCTCATGACACACATTTTTGGTCAAAAGATGGTCCCCTCTTGGGGTGGGGAGGGGGAAACAACACAGAGTTTCAAGAGGCTCAATTGTGCCCCCTCCGACTCATTGCTCAGTTCCTGTAGTTGGCCTTCTTGCCTAGAAAGTAGAGGTCACCCTGCTTCTCTAGGCGACCAGCCATCACGAGCGCTCTCATGATAGCTTCGAACTGTGGAAGGTCAATCCCCAGCTTCTCCTGCATTACCGTATACAGGACTGAGCCCGGAGCGCCTCCGGTGCTACCTACCGCAACGGCTTCCACGAGCGCATCGAGGATCTCCTCGATCAGCCGGCGTTTCTCGTCAAGATTCAGATGACTCGTCTTTATCTTCATTGTCTAAGCTCCCACTCATGTTCTCGTAGGTGTTGCGGGTTGCGAAGCGGACTCCGTCGGAGAAGATTGGGGAATCTTGCCCCTTCATAGCGTTGAGACACAACGCGAAGTCCTCGAAGAGCCGGCGATAGGCAGGAAGATCCTTACGATCGTGTCCGTCCCATCCTTGGTGTTCAGACTCCAAAGCCCAATGGACGAAGGAAGCTCCTACCTCCTCGGTGGATCTCTGGCGCATCGCTTCGGGCAGTGTGCTTAGTACTGGTTTTGTACTCATGTGTGCGTATACTCCTGATCGTTCCTTGTATCCTACGGGAATAGGGGAAGCCTTCGCTTCCCCTAAGTGCTTTTGGTTGGGTTGTTAGGAGGCCTTGCGCTTCAGCGGCTGGTTGAGCACGTTGCGCACGTGCTGGTAGCGGAAGGGGAACTTCCTTCCTGCCCCGAAGCGAGCTTCCATGATCTTCGCGATCGCCGAGACTTTAAACCCCTGACGCGACAATTCCCGCATCCGCTCGGAGGTGTTCGAAGCCTTACTGAAGGCCTCCTCGTCGACGCGATGCTCCTGCGGCAGTGTAGGCTGAGGTGCAGGCGCCGCAACCGCTAAGTTGCCTTCGACTTCCGTCTGTAGTGGCGCTGGCGCCTCAACGATCTCGCCGTCGGGGGTGAGAACGTGATCCGTCGTCACGAGATCTTCGACGGTGAGCGTAGGCGGCAAAGGCAGTGTAAAGTTCTCCGCCTGCTCGGCATTCAACTGAGCGAGGTTCTCGATCACTTCGCTGCTGCCGCTCTCGTTTGTCCTGTTGTGCTTACCCATAGTGTTTGTACTCCAGTTCAGGGATCTCAATCGATCTCATCAGCACACGCTTCACGTGTGGAGGGGACGCTTCACAGCGCGCCCTTTCGATCTGTTAACTACTCCTGGATGAGCTTGGATAGCTCTTCCCAAAGCCGTTCGATCTTCATGTTCCTTTCGTATTCTGCCCGCGGAATATCCGTAGGATCGGTAGGGAAGTTGTTCTCGATCATGTTTGCGAACAACTCCCTTGGGTTAACGCTGATTCGGAGGCTGGAAACGACGAGTTCTGTCGTTCCTGGATCGCGATTATCCAGTTCGCACTGAGCAGTAACCGTCCAAGCCATCAATTGCTTCCGCTTCCACTGTCCTTGAGCACCGTCCTGGAATATGTAACCTTCCAGAACGGATCGTAGTCGGAGATCTCGAACTGTAAGGCCATCCGAACCTGATCAAGCAGGAGCATTACCCTCGCGACGTTCGCCTCCTCGCATTCGACCTGAAACCGAACTCGGTTACGTTGAGCCTTCTTAGGCTTCAACGTCTGCACTTCCTGCAACTGTGTCATGTTATTCCTTCTCCGTGTATGCGATCGTAACCGTGAGCTGATCAGGGGTCTTACCCTTGATGGCGCTCTTCCGAATGTAGAGAACGCCGATCGCCGCTCCAAGCGTGTTGGGGTACTCGGCCAACAAACCACCTCCGAGCTCTTCGTGGTAACGAAGTGCTCCCGAGGTTTCGCGTACGAATCGGAACTTCTTTGTAATCTCGAGCATGATGTTTGTTTCCGGTTGGTAGGTTTAAGTAGGTATTTTTGTTATTATGTTCTATTATATATTAGTCCTTGATGTTCAATCTACGGCCAAAATGATGGGTGACCGAGGATATTTGATGGTCACCCGTAACGAGTGGTGACTTTACCGACGCTCCAGCCGAACGATTCCCAGCGGCCGACTGTGGGCTTCTGGACAGAGGTGAGCCCGAAGGTTGTCGACTTCTCTAGGTGCTCCGCTAGGTACGTCACATCCTCCTGTCTCGTAGGCCAACACTGATCGTACCTCAGCATGTCGGCGGGAAAGTAGTAATTCCCAGTGACTTCGTAGGAATACAGTCTCATCGTTTGGTCTCCTCAGCAGAGGCTTTACCTCTGGACGCTACAAGGTACTTACCTCCCTGTAGCGTTTCGACCTGCCTGTTCTTATTACTTGGACGTGTTGTCTTGGTATTGGGCGCAACCTTTCAGGTGCTGATGCAGGTGCCCTGCGCAGACATTCAGACCACACCCGTTACAGTACGCCTGCACTCGACGCTTCACGCCAGTCTGTTTCACGTCATCCCTCCTCAGGATGCGAACCATCGTGTCTCCGATGCATATCGTCGCTTCGAAGTCCCGAGGAATTGCCGAGTTAGGCTCGAGGCCGAACATAGGGAGGATTTCGTAGCTGCGTAGCTGCCATCCTTTACCATCGAGTCCTCGGAGGTTCTTCCAAGGCCCCTTCGTATGTGGGCACTCGTATGCTGCATTAGATGCTCTCATGTCAGTACTCTCCTCCGCGTTCGGCTCTGTCTGCACACGCGTTGCAGTATGCGTAGTCAGGTCGCAGCCTTACCATCTGGCCGCACCCCTGACACTTCTTGCGTCGGCTCTCCTTCTGCACTTGATGATAGAACTCGACGTCGGACTCGTCGTTGATCTCGTAGTGCCCGAAGTTGTCGTCGTAGTACGTAGCGTTCAGGCTTCTGCCTCGTCGCCATGCCATCGTTTCTTTTCCTTCCTAGTCGTTTGGATACTTACGCTCGAAGGCAACTACCTTCTTCTCGATCTCGCTGGCTGCACGCTTGATCGCGTCACGTGCAGCCTCCTCGAACGTCTTGTAGCCGATATGCTTCAGCTCGTAAGTACCTCGCTCGATGTGGCGCAGGTATTCGAAGGCTTGCACCTTACGCTCCTTTACCCACTGGCGAAGTTCTTCCGCCGCTTCGGCTTCCTGCGTCATAGCTTACTTCCTACTTGATGTCTACGATGTCTTTCCCGAGCTGAATAAGATCGCTGGGATCTCCCTCGTGGATCGCTTTGCACAGCGCTTCATGTAGCTGCTCGTGCGTTATCGTGAACGCCTTGTGGACTTCGAAGGCCATAACGATTACGCGCTCCAATACCGATCCTTCGTCGTCTTCACGGTTGGTTACCTGGTTTGCCATGTTATATGCTTCCTTCCTTCCTACTTCCGATGCTTAACGATGCGGATCCAAGCGTCCTGATTCAGAACGATTGGGAACGAATGCTGGGGAAGATGCGCGCAGATGTCGTCTTCCGCAGCTTCGTGGTCGATTTCGTCTGGCAGCGTAAGCTCCAGCGTGATCTCGTCGCCATCCGCGTTCTGTAGGTATACGCTGAACTTGCTCTGCGTTACGATTGTTCTTTTCTTCATGATCGCGCCTTTCCTAGGTACTTTTGTTATTATGTTCTATTATATATTAGGTATCGATGGTCAATCAAGTGCCAAAATAGATGGCGCCCGTTAGAATTTTTTGGTCCAACGGGCACCACGTTTAATCTACTACGATCCAGCCCATTGCTTCTTGAGCTTCTCTACTTCCGTCGCTACTCGAGCACTTTCCCATCCTGGAACTTTCTTCCAGTACGCAAGCTTACGTTCGCAGATCGTAAGCTCCTTCCTCGCCTGATGGAGTTCGCTTCGGTCTTGGCTCCTCTTGGTTATGAATTCCAGGAAGAGGTAGTTGGAGTAGTGCTTAAGGTAAGCCTTAGTAGGATTGATGTTGAGAGCGCTTCGACCGTGGAACGGAGGTTTGTTAAGATCGTCGTAGATGATGAACATGAGCGTTTGTTCCTAGTGCTGGAGAGGCTTGATTGCCTCTCCAGTTTTGGAGGCGGCTTACTTCACGAGGTAGTGGGTGAATGCTAGGTTGCGATTGTAGAGACCCTCACGCTTCCAATACTCGCTCAACGCCCAGATCGAGTTGGCGTAGAGCAGTGCGTTTGTCAAGGGGTGAACGAATCCAATCTCGCTCCAAGCGTTATCACGGGCGAGTTGGTTGATCGTTTCTGCATGAGGGGCGTCTTGAGCTGTTATCGTGTTCGTGTTCATGAACTGTTCCCTTACTAGGTTGTTTTTGGTTCTACAATTCTATTATATATTAGGTTCTAATAGTCAATCAACGGCCAAAATAAAGGTCACCCGGTAGAATTTTGAGGGCGTCAGGGGCGGGAATTCTGAAAAAACGAAGATTGAGAAGGGTGTGGCGTGGGGGTATTTGTTTAACTTATTGAAATCATTCAGAAAAAGTGGTATGATTAGTTTCCTTTTGTCGATTTTCAGAAGATCCCGATGAGGTAGGAATTCTCCACGGGAATTCCGTGCTGTCCGACATAGCAAAGACCCTTCTCGATTTTGGTTTTTCATAAAAGGTTGCCTTAGTATTCTTTATAAGGATGTCTTTATAACTCTTTGATTTCATTAAGGAATATTAGTATGATTAGTATTAGTAGAGTAAAAGAGAGAGAGTTTCAAAACAGCAGTAGGCCAGGAACAGGCACAGTGTTCCTACAAAAAGCGATTTATAATAGTTTGAAGCGAAAATACTAATAATACTAGGGGAAGTACTTTTTCTTAATGATTTCAACGAGTTAAAAAGATAGCCTCCCGATTTTTATCAGATTTTATCAAGTACTCCCGATTGGGAACAACTATTTTTGTCCTTCTTATGTTTCGCGGCGGTACGAATGTATGTACGGCGGAGCTTGTTGCCCTCTATGCCCTCTAGGACCTCCTGGAGGTAAAAAGAAAGGAGCCGAAGCTCCTTTCCTTCCTTCCTTCCTTCCCTAGCACCAGACGATGTTGGACCAAGGCGCGATCCCAGCCCACGCTAGGCGGTAGTCACACTCGTACTTCCACGGTACGAAGCGCGTCCATGTTATGGTCATTAGCTCTGTCTTTCCGTTAGTGCTGGTGGTGACGCTGCCGCAGGTGTTGGATTTCCTTGCGTTGTTCCTGGAGCATAAGAGCAAACTGACGTTGGCGCATCGCGCGGATGAGTTCGAGCGTGTGGTACTCAGGCTCGGGCTGAGTGAGCTCCAAGTACCATCTACTGACCTTCTTCAGAAGCTTGGTCATGACTAGTTCTTCCTCGCTTGGATATGATCGAAACGCTCTACGTAGGGGGAGCAAGGTTTGCCCTGCTCCTCCCCTGTTGTTATGGCGCCGAACTAGCCGCGCTTCAAGGGTCGGTTGATCACGTTATTAGCGTGCTGGTACTTGATGTCGAGCACCTTCGCGATCTGCCCAGTCGTGAACGAGAGACTGTGGAGAAACCGGATCTGATCGGAAATGGTCGTGCACTGCATCAGGTGCTCCTCCATCTCGTCCGTCAGGGTTACCTGGAAGGTGGGGTTGTTCTTCTTCAGACTGTTCGAATAGTTTGACATGTCGTTACTTCCTATCGGTTGGACTAATGAACCTAGGTTATTCTAGGTTCATAATAATATAATACATCATTTTCCTGTGTTCCACTAGAGGTTATTTGGCGGTTCTTAGGGCAAATATTAGGGGCGACAGCTTGTAGCTTAGCGAGACGCTTCTCAGCGGTCTCACGGTCGCGCGTGCGTACGCGATAAAAAACTGGGAATTGGTATTGCCGGCGATCACAGAGCCGCGCGGTCGCAGCGCGCAAAACGCGGAAAGCGGTAGAAAATTTTGCCGGCGGCGCCCGGTTTGCGCGGGCCTGCGAAGCAAAATAAGAAGGAGGGAGCTTTCACTCCCTCCCGTTCGACCTAGAGGATCGCGCCTTCGAAGTACAACCGCTCGGACGAGGCGTAACTCTCGAGCTCGCGCCAACGGCGGAGCGCGGCGAGGTATGTAGGGAAGCTCTCAACGCTTTCGAAGGCTCCTAGTACGAACCTGACTTTGTACATTTTTCTTTGTCCTTCTATCTAATTAAAGAAAGACTCTATAGATTTCTCTATAGAGTCTCTATATTAAATTCTACTTACGCTTCAAAGGCCTTTCTAATATACCTCTAACGTGTTGATATGAAATACCTAAGATATTTTTAATCTGAGTTCTTTGATATCCTTCTCTATCTAGAAATCTAACTTGATCACTTACTGTAGTCATTCTACGTAAACTATCTTCTTCCATAGAAGTGATAGACTTTTGAGTTACTGTTTGATTCTTCTTGAGATTCTCTGAATAATTAGACATTTGATTTCCTCTTTTTATATTATAGAAAGACTATTCTTTCTATGAATATAATACTATAATGATTTTAGGTAAAAATCAAGCATTATTTTGCTATTTGTCATATAATATTTATATAGTGAATTGAAAAATTTTAGGAAATACTTTTTGTTTTTCGCAAAAAAGCGGGGTGTGGGTATCGTCCCAAAATTTTGCCAGTTAACCGTTTGAACCAAGGCACACTGTGACGTGCGGAGTTCCGCCCAAAATTTTGGTATCTGACCGTTGTACCATAGGCCATGTCCTAGCATAGCATAGGCAGTTAGGCTAGACAGTAGGCTTTGGATGAGCCTGAACCGATCTCCACGAGCCCTAGCAACCCCTTATTGGCCTTAAGTAAGTGTGCCAGCTTCTTAGGCGAATCGAAAGTGGTAGGCCATATTGAGTCTGGCCCAAAACCAGTAACCTCGTGCGGGTAGCGACTCTTCCAATACACTCCTGCCCACTTACAGACATCCGCGGCCTGAAACACAGCCCTGGGGTTGGCACTCCGCACCGCCGAAACAAAGACCCGACACAACCGTAAGACCTCCTCCTCGTCGTCAACCGACCCTGAGCTACCATCGAACGCAGCCGTCGTGGTGAGCCCTAAGCCCGCAAGTGCCTCGACCGCGCCGGAATCCTGCAAAGTTGCATCCTCCCCCACAACTGGTGCAACAACCAACTCCTCGCGAAGCTTCCGAAGCAGCCCTCTAAAGTGTAACCGACCACCAATAACGCCGAGCTCGCGCCGCGACAGTATAAATGCTTGCTCCCAGGGCAACCCGAGATATTGCGGCCTCTCACGCAGAAACGCCTCGAGATCCACCTTGGTACGCCCATATGGCACGTGTTCATCGTGCGAATGCATATCCCCTACCAATCTTGGCACATTGATAAAAACCCCTCTCTGCTGAGAGACGGTTTGCCGTGCAAACTCAGGGTTGTGCGTCATCATCTCGAGATACTGATAGGCTGCTCGATGGTTGCCATCGCTCCGATTGCCGGGCAGGTGCGATATAAAGGAACGTTCGAAGGGAAGCATCATGGGGCGAAGCTGTGCTGGTACTGAGCCCTGATTCGAAGCTGCGAGCAATATCCTAACCTTATCACGCAACTTATAGGGTATCGAGAGTATATCCTCAGCGATGTACTTGAGCCCAGCTTTCGAACATGCAATCACCACATAGTCCGAGGTCGTCCCTTCAACCATCTCGCGAACGGGAGAAGTAGTCGGTGGACTACGACGAGCAGCGTTGAGCATCCGCCACCAAACAGTTGTCACGAAAGGTTCGGCTGTCACGGAGAGCAGAATGTTTTCGGGCATGTTAGTTGTCGCCGAGAAATCGTATGGCACGACCCAGTCATCTATGTCCACGAACCCCATCGCTCCTGAGACGATCACCACTCTCTGAGGCCGAAAGGCCTCGATTGTCTTCATCAGGGTCTGGAAACCCATACCGCGATAGAGCTCTCGCGCCGTAATTCTAGGCTCCCGATGTGCGTCTATCAACTTCAGCCACTCGTTAAGAGCTTGCTCCATAGTGAGATGCTTCGGCAAGTCCGAGCAGCGAATGCGGGGACTCTCAGTCAACGAGCTCGCACACGACGTAATCAAGTCGAACGTCAAGTGTCTAGCCTCGAGCGGTGGCGAGAGCAATTCACCAGTCGCGTGGGCTCGCTCGATAGCTACTTGCGCTGCTGCGTCCGACATAGGCATAGGCATCAAACCGTTCATAATCATCCTCCAACGATCGTATTTCTGATTTTACATCAAACATTATGATAAATCAATATGTTAAATTCTGGTCAAATGAAGGGCGCCAGTTCATGCTCTTTGACCAAAATTTGACCAAAATAATTGTGTTGACATGCCACAAACAACATACTATAATTGGGGGATACAATTCGAATAGGCTAAGCGGACAACCATGAAGCTCCAACCTGCTGACATTGACAAGCTCATAGCCCAAAACCGTCCGAAGCCGACGAACATCCGGAGCGCGGAAGACTACGTCAGTGAAAACGCCCAAGCGCGTGACGACTTCGTGACGAGTCTCACCTCATTCGAGAGCGCGGCTACGGCCCGCTATGGCGAGACCCTCCCCAGAGCCCCACGTAGCTTGGGCACAATCATCCCACCCAGCGGCGCGACACTCCCGCTCTCAGGCGAAACCGAAACTCACCACGAGACCACAACTGACCCTAGCACGGAAGTCCCTGCTACTGCTGCTGGGTCGCGGGAACTAGGGGTGCCGGCCACCAGCCATGGCAGCCCACCCCCACTAGAACTCGAAAGCCTCCTGGACGAAGACTTCGACCCGAATCTGCCTAGGGCCCTCCGCAACATCAAGCTCAACGAGATCGAATCGAGAGCCGATCTCGTCCGCAACCTCACGAAAAACCTTCCCCTCAACGAATTCCAACTCCCCCGCTTCATCTACCGAAGCGATCTCCTCGACTGGACGATCTTCGCGCAAACTCCCCCCGACTACAAGCTGATGGAGGAGTATCTCGACAACAGCCAGCTCACCCTCAACTACTCCGAAGGGTACCCAACGCTACCCGATGGATCCCCTTTGTGGGGCAAGTTCGGCTGGGAGACTCAGGATGAATACTCGGCCTTCACCGAATACTGCACCCTTCCGGGGATGCGCTCGTTGGCCAAGCTGACCCAAACCCAAACCCAAGCTCCTATGACGTTGCTCACGGAGTGGTTCCACGAGCGCTACTGGGGGCTCCGCTCTAAGTGTTTCGACATGATGAGGGCTATTCACGCAGCCAAACAGCGTGAACAGCGCATTATGGCCTGCGAGGACAACCACTACCTCGTGGCAGAAGGCCTTCTCGCGAAGCTCAAGGGCATCGAGGACGGTGTCGAGTGGGAACAGCTCAAAGCAGAGCCCGAGAAGTACGTGAAGGTGCTCGAAACCATCATGAAGCTGCAACGCATGGCGCTTGGTCTCACCACCATGGGCCAGCAAGGCGGGAGCTCGCGCGAACTTAGAGCCGAAACCATCGAGATGTCGATGCGTCGCATCACGAATCCAGAGACATACCAGCTGGAAAGCCCCGACAGAATCAAAGCCATTACTCTTCAACAAGGCGTATCGCTCACCAATCCCAACGTGCCTACCGACGGCATCAATGTGCGGAAGCTGCTTAAAGACCCTGCAGCGCTAGCATCCGCGCAAGAACTCGTCATCCGTATGACGAGAGCCACGGAGATCAGCCATGCAAACCCCAACGATAGCGACGATAGTTGACGACATCAACACGGTCCAGGACTTGTTCTGGCGTGCACTTGGCGCTTTCATGGTCGGCTACATGTTCGTTTGGGTATATCTGCACGTAGGGTAATAGTGCCCGTGGAGATGGAGAGTGGCAAAGTGAGTACAATCCTTATCGTAGTCTTGATCATCCTCATATTCGGGGGAGGTGGTGGCTACTATGCTAACGGTCGGTGGGGAGGTGCTGGCCTTGGTGGCGTTCTAGGGCTTGTGCTCGTCGTAGTACTGATAATCTGGCTCCTCGGCGGGGTCGGAGTCGGCCACAGTCTTCGCTACTAGGAGCAGGGGAACGCTATGCCTAAGGGTTTGCTGTTCTGGATCATCTACGTTGTCTGCCTCGTGCTCTGGTTAGTGGCTGACTTCGGCGGTGTGTTTGGCGGATATGGCCACCTCGCTGGAGGCGGTATCGTCGACTTCATCCTGATCGGTCTGCTTGGTTGGGGTATCTTTGGGGCTCCTATTCAGTGAACGAAGTCTCAACCCTACCAATCAGCGAACATAACGAGGAAGCATTACAGCAGCTTGCGCAGAATTGGCGGCTAACCCCTGCTACTCTGGCGTACAAACTGGCCCAAGGCCGGTGGATCCCAGCAGCTTGGCTGCTTTATGTCTCCCAGATCATAGCTGCCGCGATTGCCAAGGGTAGCGGGCGCATAATCATCTCGGCACCGCCTCGGCACGGGAAATCCCAGCTGGTTGACGTGTATACGCCCATCTGGGTGCTCGAAAACTTCCCTAGACACCAGGTGATTCTCACATCTTACGGCGCGGAGCTCTCGGAAGGCTTCGGGCGTGAGACTCGAGACACCATCATTGCGAACCAACACATCCTCAATTGCCGTGTCAAGTCCGATGCACGGCAGGTTAACAACTTCCTTATGGAAGGCGGAGGTGGAATGCTGTCGACAGGCGTCGGTGGTTCCATCACAGGTAGGGGAGCGAACGTCTTACTGGTCGACGATTATGTCAAGGAAATCAAGGAAGCTCTGTCACAAGTCTACCGAGACTACATATGGAATTGGTTTACTACCACTGCCTACACCAGACTTGAGCCCGGTGGTACCGTTATCATCATCGCTACTCGTTGGCATAGCGACGATCTCATCGGACGGATCACTAAAGCTTTTCCTGGCCAATGGACAAATATCATCCTTCCAGCTCTGGCCGAGCAAAACGACCTGCTTGGACGACTCCCAGGCCAACCCCTCTTCCCAGAACGGTACCCGCTTTCCGTTCTACTAGAGCGTTTTGAAGTCCTAGGACCCGCATTCTTCCAGGCTCTATACCAACAGCGCCCGCTTGACGAAGCTCGCAAGATCAGTGACGGCAACTGGCTCAAAATCGTCCAGATTGTGCCTGCTGACCTCAAGCTAATCAGGATGTGGGACCTCGCGACCACGGAGGACGGTGGTGACTACACTGTTGGAAGCCTGTGTGGCTATCAACCTGTTACTGGCTTTTTCTTCGTCCTTAACATTATCCGAAAGCAGTGCTCTCCGGGTCAAGCGGAGTCTCTGGTTCTGGATACAGCTATTCAGGATGGCCCTGGTATTCCTATTGGCATTGGTGCTGGTGGCCCTATGGGCAAAGCCCTCGTAGAACACTACCAGAGGACTATCCTACCCGAGTTCAAGGTCGAGCCCTTCCCAGAAACCCTGAAGAAGGTGCTACGAGCACAACCCCTTCTGGCGGGAGCCCAAGCGGGGAAGGTGTTCCTGCTAGAGGCAGCATGGGTCCCAGCGTTCGTGCACGAGTTTGATACCTTCCCTGGCATGTATGACGACCAAGTCGATACAGTAGCGGCAGCTTACACGAAGCTTACAGGTAAAAAACTCTACTCAGCTACTTGGGGGAGAGAGCCAGCCAACATCACAGGCAAAACCGATGCCATTCGTAAAGGTAAGCTCCAGCGAGCAGCTCAATTTCAACTTTCCAGACCCGCGGGTGCCACCTGGGGAAGCCGTAACCTCACCCCAACCAACCGATGACGAGCTAGTCACCACAACTGCCACGGCCACCGTTTACAACTTCCGCCCTTGGATCGACTGGCCAAGCTGGAGCAATTCGATCCCTAGAAGAGCATCCGCAGCCAGCTGTACGGACGCACACAATCCTAATTGGGGCTACATTCGTAGATCGTACAAGGGGTACTAGTTGTGGGCAACGTAATTAACGCACAAATGCTGTTTAATAGGGTGCGAATGTGGATGGCGGGGATCGCGTTTGGCGGTCGCCGCGACCTCTACGAACTCTTCGGTTACGAGCGACTTGTTGACTACCGCAACTTTACTGCGATGTACTATCGCAACGGCATCGCGAAAACCGTAGTGGACTTGCCAGTGCGATCGACTTGGGCAGATCCTCCGCAACTTGGGGCCGATAATCCCGAGTTTAACCAGGCTTGGGCAGATCTGTGCGACACGAGCTCCTTGTGGTCCAACATCATGCGGCTCGACAAGCTTGCTGGGCTTGGACGGTTCGCCGTCATGGTAGTAGGCTTCGATGACGGTCTTCCGCTGGATCTACCGCTGGAACTGCCAGCAAACTGGACTCAATACCAACCTTTCAACATCCCTGTAGGTTGGCCAGCCTTGGGACCTTTACAGTCCTGGGAAGCACCAATCAAGCCGAAAGCAGGACGTAAGGTGCTCTACTTGCAGCCCTACCACGAGGCTGCAATCAGCATTTTACAGTGGGAAACGGACACGACAAACCCCAGATTCGGACGCCCCCTGATGTACAACATCAATCCAGGGCGCTTCCTCATCGAGGGACTGCAAGCAACCATTGCACCTGGCATGAATGCGGTGCAGCTCCGTCAACCCTTCAACGTCCACCATTCAAGAGTCGTACACATCGCGGAGAACCTTCTAGAGGATCAGACCTTCGGCTGCTCCAGGATGGAGGCTGTATTCAACGACGTCAACGACATGATGAAAGTCTCGGGAGGCTCGGCTGAGCTGTTTTGGACCCTTGCGAACAGGGGGATGCAGGTCAATGTTGACAAGGAGATGGATCTCTCGCCTGAGGACGCGAAAGAGCTCCAGAGCGAGGTTGAAAACTACCAACACCAGATCCAGAGATTTATCCGAACACGCGGTGTGGACATTAAGGACCTTGGCTCTGTTGCTAACCATGCTGATCCTATTAATGTGGCTAAAGTTCTGATCATGATGATCTCGGCCGGCACCGGGATTCCACAGCAGATGTTCTGGGGTTCCGCTGGCGGCAATGTGGCATCACACCAAGACAGAGCGAACTGGAGCGATCGAGTCTCGGAACGCGTCACTGAGTACGCGGAGCCCATCGTGCTTAAGCGGTTCCTTGACTGTATGATCAACGCTGGCGTCTGCCCAGCCCCACAGAACTTACAGATCTCGTGGCCAGAGGCTTTCAAGTTGAGTCCCCTCGAACGCGCTCAGACCTCTGCCCAGATGGCTCGCTCGGCTGTCAATCTCACGAAGGCCAAGATTCAGAGCCTAACAGCTTCGGACGAACAAGGGAATTCGCTGGATGAGCCTTCGTTGTTCACCGACCACGAGATGCGTAGGATTGTCAGCTTCGGCAAACATCCTCCGGTGTTCGACGATCCAGTACCAACAGGTGACACACCACTCACAGGGCAATCACCCGATCCCAAAGTGGATGCCGACACTGGTGGCGTTATTGGCTCCGGCTCCGCTGGGGATGGCTCGCCACCCAACCAATAAAGGGGTTTTGATGCTTATGGCAGAGGAAGAGAAAGTAACACTTCGCGACTACATGGACCGAAGGTTTGAGGACTTCGACAAGGCAGTCCTCGCTGCGCACAACGCAACAGAACGAGCCCTAGAGAAAGCGGATAAAGCCACTGAGAAGCGCTTCGACGGCGTAAACGAGTTTCGGGCCGTTCTCACAGACCAGCAGCGGACGTTTCTAACTAGGGCCGAGTTCGAGTCCGAACACGCAAGTCTCATAGCTAGAGTCGACTCTCTAGAGGATTGGCGTGCCTCTGCTTCAGGGCAAGAGGCTGGCAGCTGGAGGTCGATCGAGCGGCTAATCCTGATTTGTTCCCTCATCGCAGCTGTGGCGATTGTGTTCGTTGAGTGGTTCCGCAAATGACGTTGCGTCGCCAAACTACCAGATTGTGGTGTCTACACACTGAAACATGCAGGCCTGGGACGCGAGCGGACAAACGTCCCACTGTTTGTCCGACGTCCGCTGGAACTCGTTAACGTAAGGGAGTACAGCAGCGTCGCATTCGCCACGCGTGAGAGGGCGATCCGGATGAAGGATCACCGGTGGGTCTCCCAGCAACGTCATCACCACAAACCAGGTCTTCACTAAGGTGAAGGTACAGTTTGTGGAATGTTAACGGCGTAAGTTCCAACATCCCCAGCGCCAGTAAGACCATTATCTGGCGCCATATCAGTAATCATAGTCCCAGGTGCAACACCGTTACCGCTAATAGTTTGACCTATACCAAGAGAGCCAGAATCAGCTTGCGTAACAGTTAATATTGTACCTTGAATGGTTCCCTGAAACGGAATATTGTTAACACCAGCCTGACTCCAATTCGCATAAGCGTCTGAGTATGGCGGAATTAACCCAGTAGTTGGATCAGGTGCAGTACTCGCCCACAATGGGATTGTGTACTGCGTCTGTGCCTGTGCCTGGGCTACAGAGCCAATGCCAAGCAAGAGGATTGTAGGGATGGCCCACTTCACGGCAGGATAACCCCAGTGTTTGCGGCAAACGTCTGGATGGTCGTCACCGGGGCGACCGTAACGAGAGTGAACGTTGAGGCCGCAGTACCGGCGCCGCTAGTATAGCCGCCGATCGCTAGGTTCGACTCGTTGGATGATGCGGTACCAGGCACCCAGGTAATCGGTGCTACGGAGCAGACAAAGATAACCGTACCCGCTGGAATTGGAATACCTAAGCTACTCCCAGAAGGGACACAGTTTGCCCCGGTTGATGTCGGGCTAGTGGATTGCCACTGCGGAATAGTGTAGTTGCCGGCAAAAGCACTATTCAAACCAAGACAAAGCAGCGCGGCCGAAGCTAGAAGCAGTTTTTTCATGGCATCCTCATCAAAACCCGGAAAGAAGTATTGTATTATAAAAGACTAAGGAAGTCAAGAGGAATTATTTCGGTCAAATTTTGGTCAGGCAATGGTGGCCTCTTCAAAGCAGTTGTGTGGTTCTTGAAAAACCGGAAAGAAGTATGATACTATAGAAACCAGTCAAAATCAACAGGAATTTTTGGGTCAAATTTTGGTCAGGCTTTACGTGGGCGCGATTTCGAACCGTCGCGGAGTTCCCACAGCTCGGCAATCAGTGCATCTATCCATTCAGGCTCGCACACCTGAGTTCTGATAAGATAGCGAACCCGCTGGGCTTGCACCTTCTGCTCAATGGCGAATAGCTGTTCGTCGGTTAAGCGCTGCTCGATCGTTTTAGTCATTGCGGACCGCCTAGTAAGCCCCTACTGTCCACGGCGCTACACGAGTAGCACCCATGATGTTGATTGTTGGAAGGACTCCACCGCTCGTGCCTGCGCCGATAGCCACTGAACCCGGCAGCAGATGCACATCGTATTGCCAAGACGTAGTTGGAGAGGAAGGCCACGATACGAACTGCGTGGCGTACGGAATATTGGCAGCAGGTGCGATATTCCCGTTAGCATCCTTGCCGGCTGGCCATTGGTAGCTCCAGACGCCGTTGATGTATCCCTGGAAGCCCTGGTAAAAGTTCAAGGCGACGTTGTGATCGGCAGTGACACCGGTTGTGGCGTTGACAGCGAGCTCGAACGTGTCAGCAAGGTTGTTGCTTATCCGGGTATTCGAGGTCGCGGTCCCTTGGTGGGAATTATTACCAACGGCGAACGTCGACGTGCAGTTGGGCTCCACTACGAATGTGTCGCCATCATCGACGACGGTATTGTTAGCGAACAGACCATTGTGAACGCTAGCGAAGCTTATGCCCCAGCATGTTCGACTGATGACGACATTGTTCGTGACCGTGATGTTCGTCCAGTCGGCGTCGAAAGCATCGATGCCTTGCAGACCTTGCGGAGACGGGAGTGAGAGGTTCGGATCCGTGCGCCTGATAACCGTATTGCTATCGATCAGGACATTCATGAACTGATTGTATTTGACGCCTGCATTGAGCGCGGCGATGCTTAATGCTCCAGCCTGCCCCTGCATTCCATCATTGTGATTGCCATCACCAGCTGTTACCCCGTCGTGCTCTCGCACGTGCGTGATAATCAGGTTATTCCCTCCGAAGTCGAGCATGTCCTCAGCTGCATGGTCTATTTCGTTATGGTCGAACAGGATGTTGTTGGCGAACAGGGCTGTGCCGATATAGACATTAGTGATGTGCGAGTCGGTAATCGACACACACGTTGTATAGGGCTCCCCGTTCGTACCGCTGCCCGCCGATCCGGTAATGCTAAACCCGGTGCGCGCGTTAGCATACCAATTCGCTGCCGTCCAAGTAGCCACAACCGTACTGGGAGCGGAAGTAGCCAAGATGTTTTTAAAGACGATATCGGTTGCGGGGAACCCAGTCCCGCCATCCTTGACGGTGACGAGCGCCTGACTTCCAGTCGTGGGGGTCCTGATGCTCTGGAAAGTAACGCCGTCGAACAGCCACTTAGTAGACGCATAAACCAGTATGTTGTCGATGATAGGTGCCTGACCTGGCCCCGGCTCAACCCTCACAAAATCAGAATTGGTTGTCTCCAGATTAGGAGCTCCGATCTGAATCGGTCCATAGTCTCCCGTCATCAGCAGAAGAGTGTCACCTGGATGGATTGGAGGGTTTCCAACATTGTCAGCGGCAAAAACTTTCCCGATGGCTTCCCCTGGGACTAGACCGGGCTCACCAGCAGTCGTGAAGTGGAGGTAGGGGATACTCGACAGCAAGGGGCGCTTGTAGCCAGGATAGGTGGTGCCGGGAGTCACGTTGGCCGTACCCCACAGACCGCTGATCGCGCCGACCAAGCTGTTCCACGGATGCTGCTGATCGCCAGCGATGCCGGTAGCCGGAGGATTAGCGGCGTAGTATGCAGGCGTCTGGCCGGCAACTGGATCGAAATACCATTTGTTGCCGGTGCTAGTCGTTGAGGGCACGGTGCAGTTAGGATAGACTGAGTATGCCGATACTGAGTTTGGGTTGCCATGCAGAGATGGGCGCTCGACTATAGCCGAGTAAGCTGAGGCTGGCAGGAGGGCTGCCGAAGCGACCCCGAGCAGCAAACGAGTTGGAATCCTCATATCAGTTCGGGCTCACTTGGAGGTTGATCTGAAGGATCGCGTTGAGCGGTTGCCCCACAACATTGGAGATCACTAACACCAACGCGGGGACTGTAGGAGTGGTTTGCCCCTTCGGAAGCGTATTAGCGCCCATAGCAGGGGTGGTGGTCGACGTCTGGTTGACGGGGACAGCCGACAAACCAGTCACCGGCGCACCGTTGTTCAAGAGCTCGATGGTGAAGGAGCCTTGCGAACAGAAGCAGGAGGCTGACACGATCTCAGCGGACATCCATGGGGACTGCAAGAGTAAGATGGACGAGCCCGCAACCACAGGTGTATTGGTATCCCACGGCAAAACAAGCTGCGTAAGCATCGTGGTTACGGATGCACCTGGCGCACCTGGCGCACCTTGTGGCCCTACAACGCCTGGGATGC